GGTCAGGTCAATAAGCGTTTTGCCGCCGTAAACTACTTTAGATACATATTTGTCAGCCATAATTTACCTCAATCTCCTTTCCAATGTACACTGTCAAGCCGTCTGCCAAATTGCTTGTCTCATAGTATGGTATTTTCTCAACTGTGATGTTGTCGGTCAGATACCTGTTGGCAGTAGGCAGCTGGTAGGCTTCATCCGCCTGCGAGCGTGCCGTATAGCTACCCGTGTACTTTGCGCCGCCAGTATTTCGTTTAGCGCTAAGCGTGCCTTGCAGCACAGCCTTAGCAGGAGTCAGCACACCTATGAGTTTCATCAATAAGTCACCTCTTCCAGAATCTCAAAGCTATGCGGCGGAATTATCGTATCAACAAAGCCGTCGCTGCGCTTTAGTTCCACGTCATAGACATACGCACCAAAGCGCAGACCCTCTGTGTCGGCGGGGTCCAGATTAATCTGCATATCAGCAATATCAATCTGTTTTCTGATAACCACAATGGGCGACGCCGCCACACGCCGCACGGTGAAAGTGAGTACATCCCCAGCATCCAGCTCTGCAACATTGCCGTCAGTATCCTGCACAGCCAGCTCAAAGACACCGCTGTCGCCACGGATCAGAGAGATGTTATTATTGTTCACACTAAACATACCCCACCCCCTAGAATGTCATGTATACATTGCCGTCGCCATCGTCGGTCACTGTAAGATTAAAGTTCGCTATGGCCTTGGCCTGCTCCATGTAGGTCTTGGCGCTGGCGGCAGAAGTTGCTGCAGAAGTGGCACTCCCCACCGCATTTGTGGCGGCAGTAGCAGCACTGCTGGCATAAGCAGCAGCGGCCGTTGCCTGACTGGTGGCAGAAGCTGCACCATTAGCAGCCTGCGTGGCATACGTGGCAGCCTCCTCAGCGTCCCAGACAACCTCGGATTCGCTGTACTTGGAGCCGCCGGCATTACCCACTACCAGCTTACGCTTGCCGCTAGTTTTTTTTACTATAACCAGCTCGCCCTCACGCAGGGTGGGATTCACCTGTTGCCATTTTTCCTCACTGGCAGTGCTAAATTGTATTCTTGCATTACTCATTTATCTCACCTCACGCTATACGCACCCAGAAATACAACAGCAGATACGACGGTTCAAAGGTAACCTTCTCGCTATTGCCAGCGCTGCCTATTGTAATTTGATGTGTATGATTACCGTCAAAATGGCAGATATACTCATTGCTGTTATAGTCTGCATTACCTTCAGACCGCAAATATCTCTCCTTGACACTAAAGCTGCCATCTGCAGCCGACGCCCCCAGCGTGGTACTTGTTGAGCCATTGCCATAAAACGTGTTGCTGAGACTGCGGAAATTACCTGAGAGGTCAGCGCTGTATATCGTCGCTCCATGATTATGAGCAGGCAGATTGTTAACGCTCAGTGTAAAGCCGTCGCTGCCACCGGTGTTACCGCCGGGATAGCCTGCACCTGCAGCACGGATATACCTGCCAGCCTCCAGCAGCTGCCACGTACCGCCGATTTTTGTGTCGGGATTAATGTTGTCCTTAGTAATCGCCACACTGCCCACAAAGCTCATAGCTTTCAGGTAGTCAATATTCAGGGATACGTTGCCGGCGCTGTCAGGGGTTTTGCCCTCAACGCTGTAAACGAAATTCTTTTGAATGTTTCCCGCCGCATCAGGCTTTTCACCGTTCAGCGATAGCACAAAAGAGTTTTTGATGGACGCCACCAGCTTTTCATAGTCACTGTCCAAAGCGTCCTGCCCCTGCTCCACGATAACCTGCGCCAAGGCAGCAGCCATTATTGTGGCCTGCTTATACAGCTTGTTGTGCAAATCAGCAGATGCCAGGCCGGGGACGACGCCGTTAATGCGCTGCGTATTGGTGGCATATTCAGCATCGGTCACAACGTTGGTACTGCTGACGGATTCAGCAAATACCTTAAAATTACTGTTTGCCATTATGTAGTCTCCTTTTCTGCCCAATGTGAGCTGTAACCGCTATACGTCATGGTATTGTAATCATAGCTAAAGAGCGGCAAGCCGTCCGTGTTCACGAATGTGAGCACGTTAATGCGCACTCCCTCAGGCTTGGGGATAATATAAGCGTGAATGATAAGCTCACGCTCCAGCTGCGTATACTCTCCCTGCAGCACAATGTTAAACGACATATCCTGCAGATCCTGTATGGCCAGTTTTTTGTCAGCACCCATAACAGACTCCCACAAGTCGTACAGCTCTGTAATTGTACCCTTCCACGCATTCTGGATGATACGTGCCTTAATGAGCAGGCGGAACAGGTCATCATCTATCAGCGGCTGGTCCTCGCCCATATCCTCCGGAGCAAAGCCTGAAAGAAAATTTACGTTGCTTATACTTTGCGGTTCAGGCGTATTTATACTCTGGTACTCAATGCCTGCCGCCAGCTCTTCAGGCGTAGGACAGATAACCTCGCTGGTAGCTTCTACAGACGGCTCAAAGGACAGCTGCCTGCTGACACCGACGATAGTGCCTAAAATATCCAGCTGCGCTGTCGTGGCATGGTCAACCTCAAAAGCAGCAATCATGTTATCGGCGCTGCTGTCCAGGTCAAGGCCGTAGCCTGCAAGCTTTGCCACCATAGCCGTAAACTTAGGGCTTTGGCGGTACTCGCTGGTTATAAGGCGTTTATAATAAGCCAGGTCAAGCATCTACCGTCACCTCGATATTATCAAATACCGGGTTCGGTATTTCCTTGTAGCCTATATCAATATCAGCAGCGCTCACTGAGTCAGCAGCAAGTCCCAGCTGCAGGGATTTAATACCAAAGATAGGCTTTGTCAGCGACGGATTGCAGTCCGTGATGATATTGGCCAAAATAGACGCAGATACGTCACTACCAATAGTGAGCGCCGCCAGATAATTATATATAGCCGTTTTCACGCTTCCCTGAATGCCGGACACATAACCAGTGTATTTTTTCAGTACGCATTTAACATAGATATCCTTGTAATCAGGCCTGTAAAAACGGATGGTGTTTACATAATCGTTCTGGTCCGTATACTGCACCTCGACATCACCGTTGGTATAACAGCCGATGCCCTTATGCACATAAATAGCTTCAGCGATATCCTCATCCGTGCCGCCCTCCACGACGCAGGTTACGGAATGAGCAGGCAGGCCGTAAGGATTATCGTCCGATACGTCACTGACATTCGTATCGTTTTCATATACGGCATATCTCGACACGTCCGTCAGCGCCGCAATAGCGCCCTTGGTGCCCGCCAGCATGGTCTGTGACGGATTGGACGTGCTGATGGTCTGGCGCTGGCGCAGCTCCGCGTCTGTTTCCTCCGCATTACCCTGCACAGCCGACACCTCGTTGACCACCGATACCCAGCCATAGGTAGGCGTCTCAATCTGATTGATATCCCCTGCCATTGCCGATACCGCCCCGGCCGTGGCGCAAGTTGCCACGGTATAAGTGCTGCCGGAGCTGCCGATTACAACGGTGGCAGGCAGGTTCCACGTCAGACCCGCCTTGTCCTTGACAGCACCGCTTGTAATCTGTGCGAACGGCTCGCCCTTAATAAGCACCTGGCATGTACTGTGCCCTGCGGCCTTGCGTTTCAGACCGTTGAGTTTGACCACGCTGTCCAGGCTGGTCCCGATAGCAGTCTCAGGTGAGCGTGCGTTATAGGCATAGGCCAGCGCCTGCAGCGTGTCGCTCTGCTTCAGTGCAAAGATGGACAAAAGCTGGTAATCGGCGCTGTCATTGCCCAAGTAGATATCAGTGCCGTAAATTTCCTTCATAGCGGCAATCATATCCTCTAAAATATCGTTATAGGTAGGTATATGCAGACCGGTACTGTCTACATAAGGCTTGAAATAAGCCACAAACTACACCTCCCCTTCATTGCTGATATAAAGCGTGCCGTAAAGCGTTTCCACGGTCGCCTTAAATTTGTATATTCTCCGTTCATAGCTGGAATCAAACTGCAGCACAGAGCTGACACCATCCGTCCCGCTGATACGGTCACGGATAATGAGGTCGACGGCCTGTCGGTTCTCCTCGCTGCCTCTGGTGCCCAAAATACGCTCCCAAAGCGGCAGTCCGTCCTCCAGATCCTCCCACCATTCGTGATAAAGCAAAAGCAGGCGCGACTTGATGGCCTGAGCCACCGCGTCCACGCCTGTAAGATAGTTTTGCTGCCCACGGCCAAAGCAGTAATCCCAATTATCGTCCAATCGTCTGTATTTCATGACTAACCTCCGATAAACACATTATTGCTGCCCTCAGCGACAGAGCCGCCACAGCTTACAGCGTCACCGATGCGCCCTGCAGCCCTGCCATTGATAAACACAGTGCTGCTGCCGCTGGCAATAATACCGCTATGGCTTGGGTGATTGACGCAGCCATGAGCCGCATAGCTATCACCGACACGGCCTGCGCCTTTGCCGTTGATAAATACGTTGGTGCTGGCGCTGACCAAGGCCGTAGGCGGGCAGGCATCATGGCCTGTGTCCAAATCCCCTAAGCGGGTCGCACTACTCATTGATGTTCACCGTCCCCGCCTTAATATTAACAACGCCACCCACAATATTAATGGTGCTACCAGTGATTTCAACATAGGCACTGCCCTCCTCGTTTCGCAGCTGAGCCGAAGATGTGCTGTAGCTTGGCAGCACCCTCGGCTGGCTCCAGATACCGATGATGGCAAAGCCGTCAGATAAATCATGCCTGCGGCATTCCACCTGGTTCTGTACGCCGCCGGACTGCCACCAGCCATCCATACACATGTCACCGAAAACAACAAGGCACTCATCGCCTGCCTGTATGGGCAGCGTAAGTGCATAACCACCTGCGCGTGGCAGGGCAACAGGCACGTCCACCAAAAGCGGTATGTCTACCCATTGCTCCGTCCCGTCCAGGTTCAGCTTTTCACGCAACGCAGGACGGACAGTCACCGTCTGCGCTGCAGCGTCAAAGCTCTGGATAATGCCCGGGATGGCAACACGTGTCTTAATGCTGGCGGCACGTTCATCCAGACGGTTCTGCCGCTCCCCGCTGGGAGCACGCTCATTTAAATTAATCATATAATCACACCCCGTTAGGATTCTGCGCCGCATTCGACAGCAAGGCAGGCAGTGCGCCCACGCCGTAACGGCTCACGCCATTACATTCTGTGTACCAGTCATTGCCGTAGGTATCGCCGTGATGCGTTACCTCTATCACCTGATAAATCCAGTCAGGATCCAATGCTGACTGATTCGTGCCAGGCTGCGACTGCGCTTCATTGATTTCGCTGTTTTTTATCTGCACCAGCGACTTCATCCCTATTGCAGGGTTCAGCAGCAGGCGGAAGCTGGCGCCATATTGCGTCTGTGACGGTGTGCCGATGAGTCCCGTCGTAGGTGTTACCACGATAGCCTCATCCTGCGCCACGTCTGTCAGCCTGGTCATATTCAACATGCCATCCTCTATCCAATAGCTGGCACCGTTCCCCCTGGCAATATCGCCGATACAGTCCTTGGGCTCGCCAAAGATAACCTTGCCTCTTGGCAGCTGCTGCCCGGACAATCCCTGCGTTATGGTGTTGGTGGGAATTTTCGTCTGCGACTTATCGCACACCGCCTGCAGCACCTGTCGCTGGTTCAGTCCCTTGTTGAGAGTTTTGGCAACAAAATTCAGCCTTAGCGGATTATTGCCGTCAATACACAACAGGCTCAGCACGTAATCGGTATTGTTTTCCTTGCGGCGGCGGGGATATACCACCTGCCCGTCAAAAATTTTACCGTACTGCTTAGCCTGGGTCTCCTGGATAGTTCCGTCTGCCGACGTTTCCAGATATCCTTCATAGCCTGCTTCAATGATAACCCTGTCGCCTTCCTTGATAATGCGCTGCTCTGTATCGGCAGTAAGATTATAAATCTCCACCGTGGCGAAGCTGGCGGTCTCCAGCGAACGCTTCACGTTAAACACCACGCGCAGGTCAGAAACATTTAACGCCTCATTATCCTGCGCATCCACTACAAGGATTTTCCATTTGCGCATCCACAAATGTCCGCTCATGATTCATCACCCCAAAGCAACAGCCATGTAGAGCCTAGCGTTTCATTGTCAGGCTGCTGCAGCGTTGTCGGCTCCACGGCCACGACATATGCACTGCCGATATTCAAATAGCTGTACTGCCCCAGCAGGTTTATGCCAGGCACTAACGGCAGCGCCGTGATCAGCTCCGTACCCGTGGCATTATCCACGATATCTGCCACCCACAGACTGTATAAATCGTAATAGCGCAGCTTCAGCAGGATGTTGATATTGCGGTCGCCTGACAAGGTCAGCTTAAAGGTGGTCTGGCTAAAGGCAGCCGTTGTCAATGGTATTTCATAATAGCTCATTACGGCACTCCCAAACCTTTCTCCATATTGCGTGCAATCGTCGGTGCTTTTACAGGCTGCGTCTCCTTGGACGCCTGCTGTGCTCCCGTGGTCCATCCCCTGGCAGATACCTTTTCTGTCCCCACGTTCACAACCAGCACCTGCACCAAATTAACCGTTGCCTTGAACGCGCACAGCGTCGACACATCATCACTGACATCTATACTTTCAATAAGCATATTATTGTAAGTGTTAAGGCGTGTAACTACCTGCATAGGCGTGCGCAGCTCCTGCAGCTTGCACAGCAGGCGGTAGGCCTGGACGGACTTTGTCTGCCCGTCGCTGCCATATGCGGCACCGCTACGGTAGCCCATAGCGTCGGACACACCCACCTGCATGCTGATACGCACAGGATTAACAAAAGCGTGGTCGCTGATGTTGGCACCAGTCTGCACAGGATGCTGGGTGATGGTCAGTCCATGCTCCGTATCGGTGGAAAATATAGCGTCAAAGATATAGCCGCCGATGTTGGATTTCACCATGACGGTCTGCTGAATACCCAATCCGCTACCCCACAGCGTCGGAGTATATGCGTCACTATAATTATTTTGAGTAAGGATGTTCTGCCCGCTGACCAGCTTAGAAACCAGACTGCCGGCAGAATATAAAGCGCTTAATGTGTTGGCAGTGCCTGTTCCCAGCACGCTGCCTGCCGCAGTAGTAATCACTCCAGGTAATGCACTCATACAAGCACACCTCCCCCGCTGACAGCCGCCAGACGTTGCTGCAGGTTATCGCTCACAGCATTTGCAATCCGGGCAGGATTACTGCTGCTGCCACAGTTGACCACGATGCCGCCGACGTTGACTACACCACCATTATAGGTGCTGTTATTCGTCGCATAAGGAACGTAGCCGCCAGGCGCAAGTCCAGCAGCCGCATACGACGTAGGCGAAACAGGGTAGTCACCGCCACCGCCGCCATGAGCGCCATCATTGCTGTGTGCTTCAGGCGCGCCATTAGCGTATTCATCCATGTAACCATAGACCTCGGCAGCATTTGCACGTCTGCCCTCATTGTTGGCAGCCTCGGCGGCAGGACGTTCAAACATATCACTAAAGATCTGTGCCGAACCCTCTGCCGTGCCGGACAGCCGCAAGGCATCCCCTGCGGCTCTTTCATTATGCTTTAATTCATAATCCAGATATTCCAGCTGCGTGTCAAAGTCTGTCCAATCTGTGCCACGTGCTGCAGCAAAATCCTTTAATGCTTCCCAGCGTTCATTGTGCCATTGGGCAATGCCACCGGACGTACCGCCGTCTCCAATACATTCGGGGTTTAGACCAGATTCCTGTATCAGGTTACCGACAATGCCTGCAGCCTGCTCCTTGCTCCAACCCAAGCTCATAAGCTTCTGCACTGCGTACTTGGCACGTTCCTTCTGGTCGCCGCCCAAAACGGCTCCCATGGCTCTGCCAACAGGTGAGCTTTTGAAGGCATCCACAATACTATCACCAGCAGATAACAACATCTTGCCTGCGCTAATAAGGTCGCCGTTTTTAGCCTTGCCTACAGCCTGCAGCACCTTACCTACGGCCTTAGCCAGATTCAGCACTGTATCAATGGTGTGCCCTACTTCATCGGCAAAGAAGCTCCAGAAGCTTTTTACCTTGCCCTTATTCTTGCCGCTCATCTGGGCAATAATATCCGCAATCGCCCCGGCAATATCGCTCACACCCTTAGCAACCTCGGTGACAGCCTCCTTGATTTGCTCACGACGCTCATCGGTAAAGACATTTGTCAGAAGCTCTGTAAGATTCTTCAGGATATCGCTGATAGCTTCCTGTGCGACACCCAGCAAACGCTTTAAGGGATTATTTTCATCCGTCAGCCACTTCCATAGCGGCGCTAACGTCTTAGACGACTCACGCCCCTCTAGATAGCCAAAAAAGTCCTCCAGCAAAATGAGCGCCGTGCCTATGGCCATCATCATCAGGCCGAACGGCCCTGCCATAATCGCAGCACCGGCAACGGCAAATACAGCGACAAGCGCCTTGGTTTTCCCCGGCAGCGCGTCAATGAAGTCATATATGCCAGTAAACAGCCACTTTAATGCCTTAAGCAGTGATACAGCTACACGCGCTATACTGGCCAGTACGCTGGCAACCTTACGTGCAATCTCAGGCATATTTTTACCGAATTTATCATTCAGCCAGCGGATAAATTCCTGAAACTCTTTAATATATGGCTGCAGATATTTTATCAGGTAATACACCAGCCATTCCCGCAGCATCTTGAGCTTCAGCTGCAAGGATTGAACGTCGTAGCCAATCTCACGGATCCAGCTCAGCTGACCTCCGGCATCCGCAGGCGTTGCCAAAGCGTTCATTTCCTGCCGCAGGCGGAAAAACTGCTCACGCAGCTCAGGCACCCAGGCGACATCCTCCTGCGACGCACCCATGGTTTTTAATACCACGCTGAGCGACTTGGCAGTTTCCTTGGTAACCCACATGTTCTGCGCCAGCTTCTGGTATTCCATGTCAGCTGCAGCAACAGCGCGGATGTTATCGACAACAGACTCCGTCACCTTGGCAATAGCCACAAAAACGCCTGCATACTTCAGCACGCTGCCTAACTTACTGATGGTACCAGCAAGATTATTGATAGCCTGCGACGCGCCATTGAATGCGTCTTTGTCAACCTCGGCGCCCACACGGACCAGGTATTCCTCTAAAATATTACTCACTGAGCCCTCCTCCTTTCTGCGGCCTGCTGCGCACGCCATGCATTTTCAGCCTTCACAGCCAGAAGCTCGTGCGCGTCCAGCAGGTCGTCAAAATCATAGGTGCCGTCAAACAGCTCATGCTGCTGCCACAGCCCTGCCGCAACAGGCGCCATGGCAAAAGCATCAAGCGTAGGATACGGCAGCGGCTCATACTGCAGGTTTACTCCGCCGGAAGTTTTAACCCGGCTTCGCCGAAAAAACCGCCAACGTTAAACATCAACGCCTCAATGGTCAGCTTGATCACGGCCGCCACGTCATACGCCAGCGCTTCATCCACAAAATCGCCCTTAGCCGTAAGCACAGGCTCAGGTATCTGCTGCCCGTTGGGTGCTTCAACCAGACGGTTCACTGTTTTCAGCAGCAGTGACTGCAGCTCGTCAAAATCCTTGCGCGGCATGCCCATCAGCGCACCGGCAATAGCTGTGCCGCTGCCCTTGCTTTCCATAGCAGGCGCCAGCACTCCCGCTGCCTTAAAAGCAACGTAGGAGCCTGTGCGTGCGTCCATTTTAGTGAGCTGGTACGGCTTGCCGCCAACCTCCACATTTTTTATCTTTTGTTTCAGCATATGCAAAACCTCCGTCAAATAGGCAGGTTAGTAATTTCTGCGCACATCAGCGTCCAGGTAACATGCTGGCCCTGGCTCTGGTATGGAGTATCAGGCTCCTTTTGCGGCGATACGCCGGAGCAGATATGCCTGGTGCCGGTCGCAGTATTTCGCAGCGTGATGGAAGTGCTCGCCCATTCACTAGTGGGCAGCTGCCACAGCGCGTTAAACCAGAGCGACAACCATTTGTGGATGCTGGAGCTCTGCTGCACCTCGATGGAAATACTGCCGTTGTTGCCGGCAATCTTGGATACCATGACAGAACCGTCTGCGGCAACATCATGGGCAGTACGGTCGGTAGCCTTGCTGATGGTTACAGAACCGACACCTGTGCCGTCAAAGATATAAGAGCCAAAGGTCGGGTGTGAAATAGAACCCGCCAAATCACTAAAGCTATAAGTCGTCTGTTCCATTATTTCCCTCCTTAGCGGTTTACATTAACTTCAATGGTTACAAACTCGATAGCGCCTGCCAGCTTCACACATACGTAAATCGGCGGTGCCTTGCGCTTGTCGCGGTCAGCCTGCGACTGGTCGTCGATAGGCTCGCTCTGCACCAGATAACCGTCAGGCAGATAATCGCCGTTCTGCAGATCCAGGCACTCGGTGCCGTTCCACTTGCCCGGTGCGATAAAGCCAAAGTTAACAAACTTTTTGCAGGCCGCATTAATGACGTTGATAATGCTGGTAACGCCGCTTTCGGTCTGCGGGATTTTCTTGTTTTGGTAAAGCAGGTCCATCACGTTTAAAGTGATTTCATTCTTCAGCATATCAAGATATAAAATCTCGTCGAAGCTGGTGCCGTCAGCCATATAACCCTGCTGCAGGATATCATAATCGCCGCCGCGGTTAATATATACGTTGCCGTTATGACCCGTGGTAGTGGAGCTACCGCAAACGTGCTCTACCTGAGTCTCGGTTAAATCGTCCGTAGTTACGCCAGGCAGGGTTTTATAGGCCAAAGTAAAAGCGCTGCCACTGGTGCCACGGTTCGCACCCATAGCATAACCCATGGTAGCGGCAACAGCGTCGGGAGTATCCTCCTGCCCGCAATACTGGCCGAAGCTGCGCTGATAGTTTTTATCACTCAGCGCTTTAAAAATGCTCTTGGCATCGCCGGTAGCGTCTAAAACGTTACTGTCGGCAGTGGTATACATATATAAACTGTCTGGAGTAGCAGCCTCAGCCCAGGCAGCACAATCCTTCAAGTCAACGTCTTCTGCGCCCAGATAGGTAAAGCAATACCATTCAGAATTTGCATTGCGGCAGGCATTCAAAGTTGCGGTCATGTTAACATCATCGGAGCTTTTTACACCGACGGCCAGCTTGCGCGGGCTGGTGCTTGCAGCAAAGTACAGCAGCGCCGCTTTGTATTCCGCACTGTCAGACGTAAAGCCATCAGCCAGCATAGCAGCAGTACTGGTATACACACGCACGCGCTCAGCGGTAGGGATTACGCTGCTCTTGCCGATGATAAGGCCAAGGTTAAAGCCCTTACGCGCCGCACTCTTGGCGGATAGATTAATGACCACGTCGACAATCGGAGTCAGGGATAAATCAAGTGCCAATCAAAGTCACCCTTTCTTGATAATAATACCGCCCTGCTCTATCACTTTAGAGCCGGGTTCGTTCGCCTTGATAGTGACTTCCACCTGTTCAATAGCATTCACAGACGTACTAAATACCATCAGGCAGTTAAATGTCATAGATAAATCGGCGCGCTTCCACCAACGTCCCTGAAACAGTTCAGGGACATACTGCACGGAATCAGCACCGCCAACAGGATATATCTTTTGCTTGCGCAAACTGGGCCTGCCGCCTGCAAGTGCCATACGCACCGCAAGCAGGGACTCATAGCAGCTTGGTCCGTAGGCTATAAGCTTAAGCTGCAGGGTGCGTGTGCTTGCCCTGTGCAATACAAGGTCACGCCCCGCTTCCTCCAGCACACTGTCTATATCCTGCATATAGCCATCGCCTGCTTCGGATAACTGCATAAATACGCAATTATCCGTAATACGCCAGTCCGGAGCGCCATCCGTAGGCCAGGAACGCCTTACAGGTGGTGGCGTAACCGACGTATCATACCCAAGTATGTCCATCAGCTCTGTCCAAAAGAGAGTCTCCAGCTCCGCCATGCTTTTAACCAATGCCATCACCGTCCAATCTTGTACCGATAGACCTGTAAAAGCCATAGTCGATATCGGGAGTGACTGTAAGTATTTTGTAGCGTGCTCCGCGCCAGCTAAGCTCATCGCTGATGGCCTCCCCATTGGTCGCGTGCAGCTCCACATTGGTTAAAAACTTCATAGCACCGGTGACGCGGTCGCCTTCAGGCACAAGCTGCAAATCCTTTGCCTGTGCCACCGTAACCATTGCGGCCACGGTAAACACTATCGGATTACTGTCGTCCCTGGTATAGGCGCCGTCCTGCCAGCTGGCGGCATAACGCTTTACAGTGATGCGCTGGCAGCCTAAACGTTTGGATCTCACAACACGCCCTACATTTACCATACACATCACCTCACAACATAAATAATAGCCTTACGCATAGCGTCCGTATCAATAAGCGGATTGGTTTTGCCGCCCTTGCCCTTGGTCTTTTGGGCGATGGTGACGGGCGAATTAGGCGCCCACCCGTTACGCGGATCCGTAAACCAGCTGCGGCAATAATTCTGTGCCAGCATGCCTGTGCGCTGGGCAAAGCGGCTTGCTTTGGCAATATCACCGGCAATAGCAGCATGTATGGCCCTGGAATATTCCTCGGCAATTTCTTTTTTATGTGCCTTTAATGCAGGCTCGATAACAGGGCGCGGTGGGGAATGCCAGAGCGGGGAGCCATGCGTCTGCACGTACAGCTGCAGCGCTACGCTGTATTTTTTGCCCTGGTTCATCTGCTTCTGCATTTCCTCACGCATAGACTTTCTGCGGATACCATGGGTATGGATATACAGCAGGCTGGCATTGTTTATTTCCTCGCCATTGCGTGAGCTTTTTTCTTGCGGAATGCCAACATAAATATTATTGCCGGCAGCCAAAGCTTTCACCCTGTCCAACAGTCCCTGCAGGCCGCCACTAACGGTTTTATGTGTTACGTTGGCTGTTACCATACATACACGCCACCTTTACCGACGAGCTTTGCTATTGTGGCAAACTGCACGCCGAACGTGGTCAGCTTGAACGCTGCCCAGCCTGCTAAATCGGTGGAGCTTGCGGAATTATCTATAGAGTAGGAAACACCATCAGCGCTTTCACTTGTAACCACGCCTGCGGTCTGTGCTGCGCTTAGCACATCAGCCGCCTCACTGCCTGCATCCGTCATGCTTTGCAAGTACAGAGTGCAGAAATGAGCGATAAACAAGCCAACAGCCAGCTGCCACATCTTGCCAAAGCGCTGCTTAGATACGCACGCCCGCCCCAAATCTATATAGCTTTGCAAAACCACATCAGGCAGCAGCCCTGTAAACTGCGGGTAGAACGTCAAAAAATCGTCAAGCGTATAAAGTGGGTTCTCCTGCGTTTTGATGTTGCTGGCCTGTGCGGTCAAAGGATGGTACATAATACCACCTCCTGCTCATCATTCAGCGTCGCTTTTGGAGGTGCGCCTGCGGGTGGTACGAGCCTTAGCGACGGCCTCAGCCTCGGCCTTGGCGTCTGTACCATTGACAACCACCAGGTCACCGTCAGCCAGCGCCAACGGGTACAGCGCACTCTCTGCGATCCAGTCCGGAGCGTCCTCGATAGCCATACCGCCCTTAGAGATAAAGCTCAGGGTGATATCGGACGGATGCTCAAAACAAAAGCGTTTTTTAGTTAAGATAATCATGTATAACCCTCCGTAATAAAATAACGTGCATGTTTTGCGTAAACATGCACGTTATACAGGCAATCAATCAGATACCGTCATAGTAACCGACAGGCTGATAGTAGTTAAATTTAACCTGGCCAATCTGTGCAGCATAGAGAGTGAGATAAGCAGCACGCTCCACGCTCGGCCGGGTAAAGGCACGGGTGATAGGCACGGTGATGTCAAAGTTTACCTTGTCCTCATCGTTTACATATACCATCATGCGGTCCTTACCGGAAGCGCCTGCGCCGATGCACCAGCGGCAGGGTTCAATGGTGATGTTGCCGCCCTGGTTTTTAGCAATGTTGTTTGCCATCAGATATTCCATGACGGAAATGTTGCCGGCATCGGAAACCTTCTGCATATTGATATATGCATACTGCTCAGGCGGAATCAGCACATGGTTAGGCATGCCCTGCATGTCGTATTCGGAAGCGGTCCAGGAAGCAACCAGCGCGTTATTGATATCGTGCAGGATTTCGTCCGGAGTTTTGGTCTTCCAGGTGGAAGTGCCTGCAGCACCATTGCCCACGGCATGGATAACAACATTCGGATCGTTCAAAAGGCCGGTGGTACCTGCTTCCTTAAAGCCGTTGTAAACGTTAAGGTCAAGGGTCTTGTTATAGTTGAGCTTGACGCCCTTGTCCAGCAAATCCTCAAGATTGCGGCCGATCTGTTTCAGCTTGGCCTGGTCGATAAACGGAATCTGCATAGCGTGCATCCAGGTGGATACCTTATACATGTTTTTACCCAGGTCAACCTGCATAACAGGAATAGTGGTGGCACCGGGTGCGGTAATGCTGTTAGCGTTTGCACCGCTGGTAGCATAATCCACATCAAAGGTGCTGGTGTATTCCACCCAGCCGCCGCCAGTCTTGGCAACGATATCGCGCTGCCAGGTAACAGAGGTCAACGGCTCTCTTACCTTCGGGTCCAGCTTTTCCAGCTCACCGGTCAGGTAGGCCATACCGGAAGAAGTGGCAGCATCCCAGGCGCTGCCACGGAATGCCTTACCGCCGCCCTGTTTCATGGCAAGATTGCCAAGGTTACGTGCGCTTACATCAGCGCCGCCAAAATATACGCTCATATTCTTACCTCCTTATCAAGCAGCTGCACGGGTCAGCAGGGTTACTTCACAGATGCGGTTTGCATCCATAGCACCGCTAGTCCAGCGCATATTGGGAATTTCAATAGTGTTGGTGGAATCGGCAGCAGCCTCGAAGCCACCGACAACACCGTTTGCAATAGAAGCATTTGCCTTAACACGCAGATATACCTTGCCGTTGGCAGTCGGAGTGCCTACGTTGCACACTACGGTTGCAGCACCACGCTCCAGCACACTCATATAAGCGCCAGGCTGATACTCGGTGTAGTTTTGTTCAGAATAACTGATAGCCTGCTTCACTACACGCAGTGCAATGCCTGCAACGTCAGCTGCAGTGGTGGTTGCGGTAACGGCGCTGTAGGTGTTGTCGCTGTTGATACACACAGCAGCACCGAACGGAATAGCAGCGCTTTCAGAATCCAACAGACGGCTGGCAACGATATCGTCCGGAGTGCGGGAATAGTTGCCGGGATAGCCATAATTTAGAGAAATACCAATAGCTTTACCAGTCATAATTTAAACCTCCTCAGTTCTTTTTGTAATGCGGGTTATATTTGTCGCGGATAGCACGGCCCAGCTCGCCATCATCAACGCTGCTGTCCATAGCGCGTGCCTTGGCGTTGTTGCGGCGGATGTTCAGCAGCTCGCCATACTGGCTGTCGTAGGCCATGTTACCTTTAATCAAGGCAGCCAGGGAGTCAGCGGCACGTTTACGCTTTGCAGCAGGCAGGCTTGCAATGGCAGGTCTCAGGCTGCGGATGATAGTCATAGCGGCATCACGTGCTTCAGCGGATGCAGGAACGGGAGCGGATTCAGCTTCTGCTTCAGGTTCCTCAACAGCGTCCTGTGCATTGATTTCCTCCGGAGCCTCCACAACATCATCTTCATCACTGGTAGGTGCGGGCTGCTGCAGTTCTTCCTCCAGTGCGTCCAAAGCGTCAGGCTCAGGCTTCGGCGCTTCCTGTTGCTTGGGTGCAGATAGTGCCGCAATAGCGTCCTCGATTTTGCTCAGGCGTGCATCCAGATCAGCGTCAACAGCGCTCTTTTCAGGTGCAGGCTGCGGCGCCGGAGCTGCAGGCTGTGCAGCGGGTGCAGGTGCGGTCGGAGCCGCAGGTGCAGCATGCGGAGTAGCGTCAGCGCCACCGGCAAGCTTAGCCGCGGCCTCCATATCTTCAGGTGTAGTGTCGGCATCCAGTGCCAAAGCTTTCAGGATGCGGCCAAACAGGGATTTTGACATTTTTCTTCCTCCTTTTTGATTTTTGGCAGTGTCACGGATAGCAACCTTATGCCCCGCCCTGCCTTTATCCACAACTGCTACATGGTTACCTCGGATTTCCAGCTGATCATAGCTGGCGTCACCAGTAGGATTCCACAAGCAGTCATAGCCACATGAGATTTCTCTCTTGCCGCCCTCGATTTTCTTAATGAGGTCGGCATCATAAATAAGTAAATCGGCAACCAGGCAGTTACGCAGGTCGCCATCTCCCCGACGCACGTCCCGGCATACACCCTTGATGTACCGGGTGAAATTATCGGGAGTAACATCCTCAGGCGGGTGCTCGTCACATACAGGCTTGCCTTCAAAGGAAGCAACAGCAGCACGGTCGAATACTTCACTTTCAGGACGCTGCACGTCATAGACGCGTTCGCTGTCCTGGGCGCCGAATTCCGCGCCGCGGTATTCCTGTATGCCTGTGCGGGCAATGGGTACATCCTTGCACACAAGGAATCCCTCAGGCGTTTTGAGGATGTGGTCGGAGATGCGCGAGCCAAAATACGCTCTGGGCATTACAGCTCACCTCCGGGTAATAATTTTTTTTATTTCGATCCAACACCGAATTTTACAATTCGGGACATAATTTTTTAAATTGATTTAGGGTCAGGCGTTCTATCCTGCCATTGCGGTACACCTTCGCAGGCCACGCCACCTGGTCAAAGCGGATAAGCGGCTCAGGGTAGCAACGGCAGTTGTAAATGTTGCCTGCATGATAATGGCCTTGGGATTTTTCGTGGTTGAGCACCTCAGGCGCCGGAGCTTCGCTCCATGGAATAACCACGCCCTCCATGTGCTCATGCGCGCTGCGGACCCTTGAATCCTCGCACGTGCGCCAGACATACCATTCAAGCCCTGCCTCAGCAGCACGTACCTGTGTGAGCGCTGTGCTGGCCTTGGACGTTTCCGTCCTGGCTATAAGGCGTGCATGTACTGCGGTCATGTGCGGGTATTCGTTAAGTATTTCCTGCACCATAGCGTCAGGCCTCAGCCCCTGCTCGTAGCCTTTGGCAGCCTTGCGGGTTACCTTCTCCGCCAGCTCCAGCGGCATAGAGTGTATAAGCTCGGCATTACGGCTGATGATATTCTGATAAGTGCTGGCCACCTGGGGAGAGGACAGCTCACGCTTTAAGGCGTTGTATACCATCCTCCCCCTGCTTCCCTCGGCTGCAGCAGCACGCCACATCTTATGCCCGTCTCTGAATAAGTGTGTCGCCATGTTACGTGCAAGCTGCTCGCAGGCCTTACGGAAGGTGGGTGAA